CAACTATTAGACTTAATCGTCAATGAAGAAATGGATAAAGCTAATGAGCTATTCCATGAAATCGTTGTTGAAAAGTCAAGAGATATCTATGAGAATTTAATTGCTGAAGAAGCAGAAGAAGAAGAAGAAATGGACGAAGCAGCCGACGAATCCGATGAAGAAGAAATGGACGAATCCGCTGAAGAAGACGAAGAAGAAATGGACGAGTCCGCTGATGAAGAAGCAGATGAATCTATTGATCTTGAAGACAGTTACAGCATGGAAGCCGACGACGAAGAAGGCGACATGGGCGGAGACGCCGCAGACGAATTTGGCGCAGATGTTGGCATGGACGACATGGGTGATGCCGGAGCCGAAGGTGGTGAAGACAAAGCTATTTTTGACATCAAGAACGCTATTGCAGAACTAGAAGCAGCATTTGCTGACCTAGAAGCTGCTCAAGGTGGCGAGATGGGTGGCGATGAATTTGATGACGAAGAAGGTGAAATGGACGACATGGGCGGAGAAGAGCCTATGAAGATGGGATTTCAAGAAGGTCGTCGTATGACACGTGAATACACCGAAACAGTTGGAACAAACTGGGATAAAGGTAGCACACAAAAAGCTCAAGGCCAATACGCAGGTGCTGGTACAGGCGATAAAGAAGGTGCTCCGGTAGAAGGTCGTAGTCCAGTTAGCAGTGGTTCTGGTAAGCCAACAAGTGGTGCAACAGCAAAAAATCTTGCACAAAGCCACACAGAAGGCGGAACTGACAAGGGCACAAGCCCTGGTAAAGTAAACAAAGGTATTAATCCTGAATCCGGTGAAAAATTTGCCAAAGGTATCCACAACGTTGACGGTATGAAGTCTGGCGTTAAGACACTGAGCAAAGTTGCTGGCGGTCATGGTGCCGAGAAGAAGGGCGCAGGTCCAGGACCAGTAGGTTCAGGTACAGGCGACAAAGCTGGTCAAACCAGTATTGCCAAGATCCCTACGTTTCTTAAGAAACTATAATTAGAGAACCTGGATGAAACATTCATATCTAAGAGAGCACCTAAGTTTTGATCAGTCTGGCATCGTTTTAGAGTCAGATGATAAGGATGGAAAGAATCTTCACTTGAAGGGCATTGCCATTCAAGGTGGTATTCGCAACGCTAATCAACGTGTCTACCCTGTAGACGAAATTGAACGTGCTGTGAAAACACTTAATGATCAGATTCAGAATGGTTACTCTGTCTTAGGTGAAGTTGATCACCCAGATGATCTTAAAGTAAATTTGGACCGAGTAAGCCACATGATTACAAACATGTGGATGGAAGGTCCTAACGGTTACGGTAAGTTTAAAATCTTACCAACACCAATGGGCAACTTAATTAGAACTATGCTCGAAGCCGGTGTGAAACTTGGCGTCAGCTCACGTGGCAGCGGTAACGTTGATGACATGAGCGGTAAAGTATCAGACTTCGAAATCATTACTGTTGATATAGTTGCACAGCCTAGCGCCCCTGGAGCGTATCCTACACCGGTTTATGAGCACCTAATGAATGCTCGTGGTGGATTAAACGCATTTAGAGTTGCTACAGAAGTAAAAGAAGATCCAAAGGCCCAGAAATATTTGAAGGAATCACTCCTACAAATTATTAAAGGTCTAAAATAAGCCCGAGGAGAAATAAATGTTGGACGCATTCAAACAATTAGTAGAGTCAGGAGTAATGTCGGAAGAAGTTAAATCCGCCGTTGAGACTGCCTTCACTACAAAAATTCAAGAGAATCGCGACCAAGTTACCGCTGAACTTCGAGAAGAATTTGCACAAAAATACAGCCATGACAAAACAGTTATGGTTGAAGCAATCGACAAGATGTTAAGCGAACGATTGGCCGCAGAAATGGCCGAATTGTATAATGACAAAAAAGCTCTAGCAGAAGCAAAACTAGCATATCAACAAAAGATTGCTGGCGATGCTAAGAAACTAGAAGGATTTGTTATGAAGCAATTAGGCAAAGAATTAGTCGAGTTCCAAGGAGACCGTAAGAAAGTTTCTGAGAATTTTGGTAAGCTAGAGCAATTTGTAGTACATGCTCTTGCAAAAGAAATCAATGAATTTGCAGTTGACAAGAAGGATCTAGCTGAAACAAAAGTTAAGTTAGTTCGTGAAGCCAAAGCCAAATTTAACGATATTAGACAAGCCTTTATTAAACAAAGTGCTAAAGTAGTTGAAAACGCAGTTACTAAAACATTAACATCTGAAATCAAGCAATTGAAAGAAGACGTTGATAGTGCTCGCAACAATGATTTTGGTCGTCGTTTATATGAAGCGTTTGCACAAGAATATGCAGGTTCCTTTTTAAATGAGAAATCCGAGACAAGTAAATTGTTAAAGATTATCGCTAAGAAAGATCAAGAGCTAGCAGAATCTAAACAAGCTATTGCAGAAAAAGCAAATCTAGTAGAATCTACACAACGCGAAATTCGTGTTACTAAAGATCTAATGGAACGCAAAACTGTTATGGCTGAATTAGTATCGCCACTTAGTGGTGAAAAGAGAGTGGTAATGCAAGAATTGTTAGAGTCTGTGCAAACAGCAAAACTACATTCGGCATTCGACAAATACCTACCCTCGGTAATGGACGGTGCAAAGCCTGTAGCTAAAAAAGCTATGTTGGCTGAGAGTTCTTCTGTTACTGGAAATCGTGAAAGCAAGCCAGAGGTAGGCTTAGACAATATTGTAGACATTCGCAAGTTAGCGGGTCTTACAAAATAATATTCAAGGAGACATAAATGTCACAACTATTAAATGAAAGATGGTCAGAGACCAAAGAAGCTCTGCTTGAAGGCCTATCCGGTACCCGTAAGTCTTCTATGGCAGTATGCTTAGAAAATACACGCCGCCACTTGGCTGAGAGCGCAACTGCTGGTGCAACATCCGCTGGTAACGTAGCAACACTTAACCGTGTTATTCTACCTGTTATCCGTCGTGTTATGCCTACAGTTATTGCTAACGAAATCATTGGCGTTCAGCCAATGACTGGACCTGTTGCACAGATCCACACTTTACGTGTTCGTTATGCTGACGGTGTTGGTTCTGGAGATGTTGTAACAGCAGGTGAAGAGGCTCTAAGCCCATTCAAAATTGCTGCTGCTTACTCTGGTAACAACAATGCTACAGCTGGTGCAGCTACAACTGCTGCTCTAGAAGGCACACCAGGCAAGCGTATGAGCATTCAGATCTTGAAGACTCCAGTCGAAGCTAAGTCTCGTAAACTAAGCGCTCGTTGGACATTCGAGGCTGCACAAGATGCACAAGCCCAACAAGGCATTGACATCGAAGCAGAAATCATGGCTGCACTAGCACAAGAAATCACAGCTGAAATCGATCAAGAGATCCTAGCTTCTTTACGTAGCTTGGCTTCTGTTGAAGAAACATATGACCAGTCATTAGTTTCTGGTACAGCTACATTCGTTGGTGATGAGCACGCCGCTCTAGCCATTCAGATCAACCGCGTAAGCAACTTGATCGCCCAACGTACACGTCGTGGCGCAGGTAACTGGGCTGTTGTTTCTAACCAAGCATTGACAATTCTACAATCTGCTACTACTAGCGCTTTTGCTCGTACAACAGAAGGTACATTCGAAGCACCTACAAACACTAAGTTTGTTGGTACATTGAATGGCGCTATGAGAATTTATGTTGACGCTTATATGAGCGACACAACTGATGCTAACCAAGTTCTTATTGGTTACAAAGGTACTAGCGAAGCAGATGCTGCTGCGTTCTATTGCCCTTACATTCCGTTGATGAGTTCTGGTGTTGTTCTTGATCCAGCAACATTCGAGCCAGTAGTTGGCTTCCTAACACGTTACGGTTACGTTGAGTTGAACAATACTGCTTCTTCTCTAGGTAATGCTGCTGACTACTTAGGTAAAGTTGCTATCACTAGCGCAAACGTAAGCTTCAAGTAATCCGTTACTTGTGTTTTACACAAACAAAAACGCCCTCCGGGGCGTTTTTTGTTAAATAAAGAGTCTAGACTATTATGCTGTACCATCAGCGTAGACCTAGAACGTCATTATATTTTAAGGAGAAACAAAATGGGACGTCCAATTAAAAAGAAATTCTTCGGCAGTTTAACAACTCCGTATCAAAACCAAGCAACTGGTGGCCGCACTGGTGTTGGTGCAGAAGGCATTGCATCTATTGCTGTTGCTAACACATTAACCAATGCTGGTTACAGTACAAGTACCGCAGTTACATGGGTAGCAAGTGCTCCTCAAACAGCTGGTGGTATTCCTGCATCTGGTACTGCAACAGTATTATATGTTCCAGGTTTGGCAAACGCAGGCATGGCGCAACCAGGCCGAATTACAGCATTAACAGTTACTGACGCTGGTACAGGTTATTCATCAACTGCTTCAGTTACATTGACATTTAGTCCAGTTCGAGTTGCAGGTACAGCTACTACTTTTGCCGCAGTATTAAGCACAGGTAGACAAAATGCCATTGCATTTATTTCTTACCTAACAACAGGTACTAGTGCTGTTGCAGCTGGCGACATTTTAAAACAAGAAGCCAGCAAGCGTTATCTAGTTCAAAATGCACAAGGTCAAGGCCAGTGCAAACTAGTAGCGGCCGCTACTCTAGCAGCAGGTGAAATGAACATCATTGCTACTGATGCTAACGGCAGCACTTACTTTGTTAAGAAACTAACAGCTCGTAAAGCAGTTGTTGCACAATCTACAATGAGTACTGCATTCTTAGTAGGTGACGGTGTATCTACAGGATGGACTTTAGATGCAGCATCTGGTACTATTGTTAGTATTACAGACACTATCTAACATATATTAATGTTAAACAATAGGGGGCTTGTCCCCCTATTCTCTTATCTAGGTAAATAATGGTATGACTACTAATTGGGCCTTACCTAGAACAATATCACAATATGCAGAGCCAGGCGGAGAAGATGGACATGTGACTTGGTTAGAGGTTGATAACTTTAATAGTCTTAAAGCATTTGATGGAAAATCTGTACGTACTACTCGTGACCTAATACATATTGCTAGAGAACCTAGACACGATTATAAAGAAAAAACGTATTATTTAAAAATTACAAATTTTAATTTTGTAAATTTACCAGAAACTGTAAATGGAATTGAATTAAAAATTTCAATGAATAGGTCAGGAAGAATTACAGACGAAACTATTCAACTATGTAAAAATGATGTAATTATAGGTGATAATCATGCATCCTTAACTTTAGATCTTATAAAAATTTATGGTAGCGAAACAGATATGTGGGGAACAAATTTAACTATGCAAGATATTCAAGATCCGTCATTTGGTATTGTAATAAGATTTCAAAGCCATCCAAATTGGCCTCATAAAAACTCTCCTTTAGTAGACTCAGTCGAACTAAGGATTCATTAAACAAATAAATACACTGAGGATCAAACATGGCAACTACTTATTATTCTACTTCACCAGATAACCGCACATCGAGCGGAACTGTCCAAACTAATGTTGTAAACGTTCCAGACGACTATTTTTTAAATGTTAGAAACGGGAAAGTAAACGTTAAATCTGGTGATGATATCAGTATTGAAGCAGGCGCAACTGCTGAAATTCGAGCAGGCGCAAGAGCTATCATCGAAGCAGTATCCGAAGTTACCATTGAATCAATTACCAGTAACGTTAAAGTAGACGCACCTGGAAATATTACATTAACAGCAGGAGCAAAAGTAGTATCAGATGCTCCTGACACAGAAATTTTAGGTAACACACAACTAGGTGACGATGTAGAAGGTGATGAAGTTGATTTTCAATCAAAAGTAAAAAGTGACATCCTTCCTAAAAGTACTACATACAACATAGGTAACGACACAAATATTTGGAATAAATCTTACTTCCAAGAAGGCGAATACTTTAGCGGAAATAATCCCGGAAACCCATATTTTGAATTTGGGCCCGACGGACGACCCTACGACCCCCTAGACATATATGACACTGCTGCACATAGACAAATGGCATCAGTATACGTCAATGGCGGCGTAGGTATTGAGAAAGACTTAAACGTTGGTGGTCGTATCTATGGTAGAATTGAGATTGCTAACACTTCTTTTCAGTTGGTTATTACAGCAACTAACGCTGACTTAGTGTTCCGTCCTGTATTTGTACAAGATGCTGGCGAACAGTTTGTGTATGTTGATAACACAGGTATCGACGGCGGATTAACTTACAATCCATTCCAGGGTAAACTTGGAACTGAATTATTAAAAGTTGTAAACACACAAACTGCTACAGCAACTACTGGTTCTATAAGAGTTGAAGGTGGTATCAGTGTTGGCGAAAATATTGTCACTAAAGAAGTTACCCCGCCTGAAGATGCTGATACAGCTACAGAAATTTACGGACTAGGAACTACATCTTCACAGTGGGCAGAAGCGTATGTGCATGATCTTTACACTAAGGTAATTGCATCTACTGACAACAGCAATATTGAAATTAAACCTCAAAGCGGTCAACTTGATATATTTGGAGACATTAGAGTTAGAGGTACTAACCCAATTGGTACTGCTCCGGTAGTTTCAAATACACTAT